ATGTTGCAGAACAATTTTTTAGTTCTGTATATCCTACAATATCATCTGGTAAAACTACAAAAGTTATGATAGTATCGACACCTCATGGTATGAATATGTTTTATAAATTATGGACAGATGCAGAAGAAAAAAGAAATAGTTATATACCTATCGAAGTGCATTGGAGTGAAGTTCCTGGCCGAGATGAAAAATGGAGAGAAGAAACAATTAAGAACACAAGTGAACAACAATTCAATACAGAATTTGAATGTGAGTTTCTTGGTTCAATAGATACTTTAATATCTCCACATAAACTAAGAATATTAACATACAAAACACCGATACAATCTAATGCTGGTTTAGAGGTATATGAACAACCACAAAAAGACCACACATACTTTATGACTGCTGACGTATCTAGAGGAACATCAAATGATTATTCTGCATATATAGTTTTTGATGTAACAAAACCCCCTTATCGTATTGTTGCAAAGTTTAGAGATAACACAATCAAACCACTAATGTTTCCACAAAAGATATATCATGTTGCAAGAGCTTATAATCTTGCATTTGTTTTGATAGAGGTAAATGATATAGGTGAACAGGTTGCAAATGCAATGCAGTTTGATATGGAATATGATAATTTAGTTATGGCTTCTATGAGAGGTCGTGCTGGACAAATAATGGGTGGTGGATTTTCTGGTGGTAAAGCACAACTCGGAGTGCGAACTACAAAAGCAGTTAAGAAAATAGGTTGTTCTAATTTAAAACAGATGATAGAAGATAATAAAATTATAGTAGAAGACTTTGATTGTATAAATGAACTATCTACTTTTATTGTCAAGGGTTCATCATTTGAAGCAGATGATGGTTGCACAGATGATTTAGTTGCGTGTATGTTTATCTTTGGTTGGGCAACTGACCAAACTTATTTTAAAGAATTAACAAACAATGATATAAGACAACAAATGTTTGCAGAACAACAAGACCAGATAGAACAAGATATGGCTCCATTTGGATTTATTGTTGATGGACTAGAGGATGAAAATATAGGTCAGATGGTTGATGAGTATGGAACAAAATGGAATCCTGTAGTAAGAACTTACAAGTCTAACTGGTAATTATATCAGAGTCTAATTTTTGAAAACAGTTTCTACATACAATTTTGTTTTTTGATATATACTGCATAACATCAGTTTTATCTTCAGATTTTTTAGACATAGCTCTAATCTTTCTATCGTCTGGATAAAATTGTAAACATATAAGTTCAGACTCACCACAATGAGAACAGGAGTTGGACATAAGGTAATCGGTAATCCATTTGTCTTTCAAAAGTCTGTGGCGTCTTGCAACTTTTTTAATTGTGGTTTTATATTTTTTATAATGTTCACTCATATAGTTATTTATAAGTTTGAGTTATAAAACAGGTAGTTTTAGAATACTGTTTTTTATAAATAAAGGTAAAGATAATTTAAAAAGGAGTAAAAGTCATGGCGTTTTTAGTTTCTCCTGGCGTACAAGTCAAAGAAATAGACCTAACAAATGTCGTTCCAGCTGTTGCAACCTCTATTGGTGCGATTGCCTGTCCTTTTGAGAAAGGGCCAGTATCTGAAGTTACAAATATATCTTCAGAAGAACAACTGGTGAAGATATTTGGTAAACCACAGACGACTAGTAATCAGTACGAATGGTGGTTTTCTGCATCTAGCTTTTTAGCATATACTAATTCTCTTAATGTTGTTAGAATTGAATCTGGTATTTTAAATGCAACTGCTGGTAGTACAGGATTATTAATAAGAAATACAGAACATTATTTAGAATCATTTGCAGATGGACAAGCATCTGTAGGTGAGTGGGCTTCAAGAACTGCTGGTACACATGGTAACTCATTAGGAGTTTCGATATGTTCAAGTGCAGCTAATTATTCAGCAGATGCTGTTACAACAACAAGTGCAGAAGAGTCAGCAGGACAAACAACAATATCAGTTTCAGATGCAACTGTATTTGGTGTTGGGGATATAGTAAACTTTGGTGAAACAGATGGACACGAATACGAAGTAACTACTGTGAATGATAGTGGAAGTTCTGATACAATAGTTATAAAATTAAAAGATGACCCTAATGGTGAGGGTTTACAAAATACAATATCATCTGGAACAAACATTCGTAGACGTTGGAGATTTTACGATTTATTTGATGGAGCTCCAGGCACATCATCATATGCATCACAAAACGATAGAGGCACATTAGATGAATTACATATCGTTGTTTATGATACAACTGGTAAAATATCTGGTTTTAGTGTAGACTCAAACGGAAATAGAACAAACGCAGTTCTAGAAATATTTGCAAATTTATCAGTAAATAATAATGCAAAAGGGCCACAAGGAGATAGTATCTTTTACCCAGATGTAATTTATAGACAATCTGAATTTGTATACTGGATGGATCATAACTCTGGTGGAACAAATTGGGGAACAGATGTAGATGGAACTCAAGAAGGCGATGTATTATTAGATGGAACAGATAGTAGTCAAACAGATGCTGGTAGTAAAGTTTTACTAGACCAAACAGATAGTTCTGGAACTGATGCTGGTGATAATGTCGATTTAGAAGATGGTTCATCTACTTACGCACTTCTTTCTGCACCAACAAAAAGTGAACTTTCTGGTGGAACAGACGATTATGCTGTAACTGCTGGTGAAATAGAAACTGCATATAATAGATTTTCTGATACAGAGGCATTAGACATCAACTTAGTTCTTGGTGGAAGAGGCGGTGGAGCTGGAGATAGTGCTTCAACTCAAGATACTCATGTAACAATGTTAACTAAATTAGTTGAAACTAGAAGAGATTGTGTTGCATTTGTATCACCTTATCGCTCTGCAACAGTAGGTTTAAATAGTTCACTTACACAAACTGATAATGTCATAACTGCATTTGATTTATGTCCATCATCTTCATACGTTGTTTTTGATAGTGCATATAAATATCAATATGACAAGTACAATGACCTATTTAGATTTGTACCATTAAATGGTGATACTGCTGGTCTTTGTGCAAATACAGACCAAGTTGCAGACCCATTCTTCTCTCCTGCTGGATTTAATCGTGGTAGAGTAAGAAATGCAATTAAACTTTCTTATAATCCAAGTAATGCAGAAAGAGATAGATTGTATCGTGCAAGAATAAATCCAGTTGTTAATTTCTCTGGACAGGGTGTAACACTTTTCGGTGATAAAACTGCACTCTCTAAGCCAAGTGCATTTGATAGAATAAATGTTAGACGATTATTCTTACTTCTAGAAAAAGCAATCGCAACTGCATCTAAATTTCAACTCTTTGAGTTTAATGATGAATTTACAAGAGCTCAATTTAGAAATTTAATTGAACCTTTCTTACGAGATATTCAAGGTAGAAGAGGTATCACAGACTTTAGTGTGGTTGCAGATGCAACAAATAATACAGGTGAAGTCATAGATAGAAATGAATTTGTTGCAGATATATTTATCAAACCTTCTAGAGCAATCAATTTTATTACACTAAATTTTGTCGCAACACGAACTGGGGTATCATTTAGTGAGGTAGGAGGTTAATCATGGCAAACATAGACGATTTCAAAGCTAATTTAATCGGTGGTGGTGCGAGAGCAAACCAATTTA